AAAATTCTCCGGTATTGTATCGGTAGAGGGTGTGTTAAACATATAGATATAAGCAGAAACAGTAGAGTCTGTTCTTGGGTCTGGGTACTTACCAGTGCTTACAACACCGGCACTTAAAGAAGTAAGACCAAACTTGAGCAACATTCTTGCCCATTCTTTCCTATCATCACGGCGATCATTAATCTTATTCCAAACTTCTAATACGGGTGATAAACCAAAATTAGCTGTAAGTGAATATTCCGTAATCCAAGTATCTATTTTTGAAAACGCTCTTGCGTAGCTCATTTTATTCTCTCATTAATATCCACCACCAGTTCCGCCACCGGATCCTGGTGCTGATGTTCCGCCAGTATATCTAGCTACAATGTCAAAATTAGGATATTTCATTTCCCATACTACATTTTGGGGAAAACTTATTATACCCGAAAAAGTATTAGCATTAATATCAAAATTAAACCCCGAATAAGTTCTACTACCTTCATTATCCGCAGCTGTTTTATTTACTACTTTAAATGACTCTATAGCATTAATACCGTCTATTGCTTGAATAGAAGCCATTACATCGGAGGTAGCGATGTTATCATTAAAATTAGTTCTGTTGATAGCAAATCTTTTCTTTAATTCTATAATAGCTGCCATTAAAGATTGTGGCGCATTAGCCGATGGATCTATAATTACTGAAAAATCTATTCCTATGTTAGCTATGCTGCCGCTAGATATCTCTATAGTATCGGAAAAAGATTTGAATCGGTTTAAATAAGTAGATATGTTGTTTGTAACCACCCCTGGAGTATTAATTAGGTTAGAGTCAGAATTACGACAAATAGTATATATTCTCGCACCATGTCCACTATTATTTTTAACAGCATAACTTCTAAAAACCGATCCGAATTGTTGAGGCATTGCCATGGTTCGTGCTTGATAATCTTGTAATGTTACCGCTCGCATTTGAGAGTTAATATTATTAACAGCATTGATTCTAATATTTGCTGGAGTTTCTCCAGCCTCGCCGCCACTTGCTTGCTCGGGATTTGAAACAGTTATGTTATTCTCCGTAGTAACAGCTAAAGCCTCATTAGTTGTACGTAAATTAGTTTTAAAAGTTACTCTTTTATCAGCCCAAACCTCTAAAGTATTTGGGCCAACATTAGTTTCTACACCCCCGCCAGCTACTCTATAATCCACAGTAATAATAGTGTTAGATGGTGCGACTCCTAAAGTTTTAGTCTTTAAAAAATTAGTAGAGTCTATTGCTGCTGCCGTAAATCCCGAAGGTGAACCTCTCAATGTGGGAGGCAAAACAAAATCTTCTGGATTAGGTATCATATCTTCATCCGCATCCTCTGTCAAAACACCAGTACCAAATCTTATAACCGTATTTCCATCGGCATCCAATTCTTGCACAAATCTTTTAGGAACTTTTTTCAATCTCATTATATATTCTGCACTTGAAGTAGTTGATGGATCAGTATTAACGTCACCCGTAAAAACAGTATCTACAGCTAGACTATCTACTTGAAAATATTCACTTCCATCCGTAGCGCTCACTGAAACTATTTCTGTAACATTTCGATCTGGCAATCTTATTTTTAAAAACTTAACCGGATCATTAATAGAGTATTGAAATTTTTTGCTTGACCCTGCTACCGCAGAAACGCCACTAACGGTAATAGTGCTTGTACCACCCGATTCTTTATATGTTCTTCGCCGTGCATCAGAAAAATCTACATCCTCTAATATTTCAAAAGATACAACTGGATTAAGATTTGTAAATACCTTACTACCTTTTTGTATAACTGTTAACTGATCAGCAGATGTTGAAGTAGTGACAACGGATGTTAGGGAAAGATTAGTAATAGATGGCGTTGTCTTACGAGGCTTATACCCATATGCTTGAGCCAAATTAACAATATTTTTTGTTTCAATAGCTCTGTTAATAAAAGTTTCATTAACTTGTTTATCAATATTGTAAGAGAGGATATCTCCAACATAAGCCATTAAATCTAAAATAGCCATACCACCAGAGGCATCATTGAAATCTTGAAATTCATTAGGGAAGTATCTCTTTACATAAGCAATCAAATCAGATTTGATACTATCAAAATCTTTTGACATATAACTTATGTCTTTTGTTCTATTTGTTGGCATTCTTATTCTCTTATATTAAATTAATACTCTATCCATCACTTATGGTAAAACCAATTGTATCATTTATATTATTTGAGACAATAGTATAAGACATAGACACTCTTATTTGATTAAGGTGCAAAGAATTATCCATTTGAGAATCTTTAACAACAATCTGATTTACTGTAATAAAAGGCATCCACCTTTGAATAGCTGATCTTATTTCAGATTCTATCAGCATTTGCATTTCCTCAACATCAATGCTTTCAAATAATTGACCAGCTAAAGTAGGAATGTTGGTTCCCAATTCTGGCTGTATTATTCTTTCGCCTTTGCTTGTTAAAATTAAATTTTTTATATCTTCTTTAATTGCCGAACTGATAGTAGTATTACTTTGAAAAAATCCATTATTATACGCCCTTAATGGAAACTTAAAGTTAATATTAGTCGGATCAGCTCCAGCGAATTGTTCACTCGCCCCTAAAGTACCTATAGTATAATCACCAGCAATATCGGGAAAGTTATTATAATTTACTCTTTGACCCGGTATAGAATTGCCTGGACTTGGAGTATCCAACGATTGTTGGGATGTTCTTGGCGACATACTTATAGCTTGTGGCATTTATTATCTCTAATTAACAAATTGATTTTCACTCAAATACTCAGTTACTCTATTAAATATCATATTCAATTGTTCTTTTTGCGCATTAAAAGCGTCTATTAAATCTTCGGTGCTATTATTTACATTATTTGTTTTTATACCTAGATCAGTAAATTGTGGTGAACCCCTACCTTGAGCCAACGCCATCGCTCTTTCTTGTGGTCCGGCTCCCGCTGGTATATCAGGCAAACTCGGTGCTTTTGATATTTCTACAGGCGCAGTAAAACGTGGATTATCAGCACCACCGATGATGGCTTCAAAATTTATGGTTTGCTCTCTAGTTCTAACTCTTCTTCGTGGGGGTACAACTTGCTTAGGTGGCCTCGCAACTTCTTTTGTAAAACCAGCGATTTTAATATCCTTATAGACAGGATCGGGTGGCGCGTCTTTCATCGGCCTTCCACTTGGTTTAGTGCCAACCATAACTCTTATAGTTTTATCAGGTACACTTATAATTTGAGGAGCTTGTCTCCGAAATACCGCCGGTTGTATATAAGTATCCTCAGAAGTAACTGTTTTTTCTAAGTCTAGCTCTATTTTGGGTAAGGCGTGTTCATGCTCAATAAAAGCGTTTAATAAAGTTTGGACCGTCATTGTTAATCCAGTTAACCCATCCAACATTGATTGTATTACATTAAGATTTTTGCGATGGTAGGAGTTTAATTTTTCTCCTAAAACTTGACTATAAAGAGTAGTATTAAACCCATTATTACCTCCCGCAACATTAAAAATTTGGTCTGCTTCATTAAATATCATAGAGCGTTTTTCGGCACTATTAAGCTGCCCCAAATCTATTTCGCGGCGAGGCGAAGCAAAATTAAAATCACCCACTCTTTTAATACTTGTATCTACAAAATGAATAGTCTTAGTACGTGTCTCCCCTATTGATGGGTTTGAGCCACTTAATGGTTGAAACCCTACTTCATCATTAGTGGTATCAAACTCATTATTTATTCCTTGTTCTAGTATTCCAATAAAATTGTTTTTATTAAAAGAGTGACGAATATAAGTTCTAGATCTTCCTTGCTGTATTACATCACCATAAGTAGCGTTAATGGCGATATTCTCTGCTGTAAAAGAGGGGCTAAGTTTATCAATAGTTGGATTCTCTCTTAATGTCTTTACATCAAAAGAAAACCCATATTTTTCCTCTGTTGTAGGTTCAAATTCTTCACCTTCACTCATAGAAGAATCTTTCCAAGACTCAGCCAAAAATAAATTAGTTAGCGCACTTTCATTTACTCTACCTATCCAAAAGCCTTTAGAAGAATAATTTTGGCTTTCATTAATGACTAACACTTCTTCGCCAACTTCAGGTATGGAAACATTATGAATTGGAAAAAATGGCGCATACCATCTTGCTTCACTTGGCTTTGCAGGGTTGTTTGTATTAAAATCATTACCTATAATCTTAATATTTAAGCTATAAGGTGGTCGAAGCACCCCTCCTACACTATAAACATCTCTGTTAAAATTTGCTTCTATTACAATACCGCGAGATAAAAGTAGAGACTCATTATTAGGCATAAATTCATCTTGAGAAGATGAATAAGTGTCCTGTATAAATTCATACCCCCTATTAACAAGCTGATTATAAGGTTTTTTACCCGGTAATGTTGTCGCCATTATTATCTACATCCTTTATTTCAACACCAACAGCTTCCATTGTTTTTTCAAGATATAAAATTTCTTTACGGGCCGCCGTTATTCTTTTTAAAACCTTATCTAACCCACCTAACAAAGCAGTATAATCGGCCAAAAGCTGAGCATATCTTTCAGCCATCTCTTTTGTTTCTTTCTCATTCATTCTAACCTATAAAATTTTCTTTTATATCAGAATAATTTATCTTTATTTTCTTTAACGACTTTGTTATCTTGCGACTCGGCAAATCTGTTGCTTCTCTAATATAAACATAAAGTTGCTTCTTATTATAAATATTAAATCTCTCATAGTTTTTGAGTATATCATTAACTATTTCTAAAACCGCGAAATCATCTCTTGTATAATTTTCTTTTGCGTCCCAATCATCAAAGTCGCCAATGATTTCATTTATAAATTCTTCGTTGTGCCGGCCCACCTCATCTTCTTCATAAGCGTGAATGCTGATATTCTGTACAATAATATCTTGATTGTCATCGTCAATAAATCTTTTATTCTTATCGGCATTACATCGCTGTATCATCCAATTTTTTGTGATGGTACCAAAATAAGAAAAAGATTTTTTGTTTTTAGAAATGTCAAACTTGCTTAACTTTTCATACAGATGGGTCATTACTTCATGCTCAATCTGTTCTCTATCCCACAATATTTTATTAAAATTATAAGTATAGTAAATGTTTTCTACAAGTTTGCGGAAGGCTGGCTCTATTACATCTACAAAAACTTTATGCTTCTCATCTATATCTGCGTTGGTATTAAACTCAACAACAGCAGATTCTTGATCTTCACCCCAATATTTCATATTTATCCTTTTAAGTATAGTAACATTTTATTTTAATAAAAAATTTTGTTTTTTTATATTAACCTAACCAGCCGGATTTTCAGCATCTTTATTTTCATCCGAAGGATTTGGGTCTATTAACACAGCCTCAATAATAGTGTCAAAATCTTGCGGCGTTACTGAATCTCTTACATTGTGAACTAAGTAAAGACCTTTCATACTTGGTAAAACACCAGTTATATAAATGTAATTAAACGGTTGTATGTTGCATGTACCATGTAAAGTAATAGTACAGCCTCTCATATAGTTAGCTAATAAGTCTGTAGCCCAATTCGCTCCGGAGCCAGTTTGAATAACAGACATGAGTTTAGTCATACGATCCGGATCTTGCATTAAAAATTTACTAAACATACTATCGGGTACATGAATTTTTTCAGCGTCTTGAGCTGCATCACTTCCTATGCGTGACCAATCTACATGCACACTACCCATATCACCTTGATCCACTCTTATTACATCTTTATATAAATCCGGATTTTCTTCGGGT